CCGCTCCTCCAAGAACTAATGCTAATGCTTTTCTTAACAGTTCGGCTGCCATATCGGCTAAAGCCGCGATTTCATTTGCGATTGCTGATGTTATATCACCCACTGCATTTATTACTTTTGATACTACACCAATAATACCACCTAATAATTGTATTCCAACTCCAACTATTGCAGATATTACGCCTGCAACAGTCTGTACTGCAAGTCCAACTGCGGTTATGATACTCTCTAATAAAGATGTTATGCCTGTATCATTTAGAAACGTAGTTATATCGCCAATTGCATTATCGATAAAATCTAAAGTACCGTCATATATACCGGCTAATAAACCCATTAACTGATTAAAAAATGAACAAGGATCTCCTTGTTCACCAAACTGTTCATTCATTGATGCTAGAGAACTTGCATCTTGCATTGTTGATGGTATATTGGCTGTTTGATTATTCGTATGATTCGTAAGAGAGGTATACATTCCAATTCCCAATGCTGATAGTCCTAGAATCTTTAGAAATTTTTCTAAATCTACACCTGTTTGTGATAATACTCCTGCAAATATTAATGCCATATCGGCACTACTAAATCCAGAAAACGCATTATTTAAACCTGTTACTCCATGAATGGGACTAGTGACCGCAGATGATGAACCTAAAGCAGAAAACAGAGAATTACCATATGCTCCTCGTGCCGCATATGGATTAGTGAAATTATTAGCCTCTATTTCATTTGCTATAGAGTTCAGTGCCGCTTGTCTATTGTATTGATGCTGTTTTGCTTCTAACTGTGCCATTTCAAGTGGCGTCAAGTTTGATGCCGCAACAGCATCAGAATATTGTTTTGGAGTTAAGTTCGTACCATCAAATGATAATGAACCGCCACCATTCGCAACGAATAACTGATATAATCTTTCAATTTCCGCTTCACTAGCCATTTATAATCACCTTACTTGCGCCTGATATAATTACTACACCACATGAATGGTTATCGCCCACTCTACCTGCTGGCTTATTGTTTACAAAAACGTTATGAGAACCTTTTACTAGTGGTGTAACGTGTGGAACACAAGACGGTGGAGTACCTTGTGGTATTCCATGTGGAACAGTGTTATCACTTACACGATATGCTGGTAAATTTTCAATAATCACATTATTACTTCCTGGTCCACATTGCTCTGGACTACACGGTGAGTGTGGTGTTATTGGGTCAGTTGTTCTCGCGGCTTGTGGCATTACGTTATAATCCCTCCTTTATCTGTAGGAGTTATAATAGTAGATGTTGCTTGTGTATATGAATCCGCTGTATCTTTTCTAGTTTTTAGTACAGTAATAATCTTTTCTGACTTAAATGAAACATTATTTTCACTATCACCTGTTATGGTGAATGTTTGAAATGCCGCACCTTTTGGTCCCATAGCGATTGTTAATGGTTTACAAACAACAGTGCAACACTCATCTTCTGACACAAATTTGCCTAATATTTCTTGTCCAGTTTGTAAGTATAATGTTACAATATCACCTGAATCGTATGTTATCTCTTTTAGCATTTTTTTTTACCTTTAGTTATATTATGTATTTATTTATACATTTAAGTACACACTTAATTATCTTCTATTTTTAAGATGTGGTTCTATGTCCTCATATGTTATTCGTTCCATAATGTCCATATCATCTTTAACATCTTCATACTTGTCTACCTTACCATGTAATCTATTGAGAATGTAGCCATCAACATACACAACTAGATATATCTCACCTTGATGACTAAGGTCTAAGATTAACCACAATTCGGGATTTTTGTCTGGGTGTGCGTGATATACTGTATAGAAACATCCTAGTCCATTGCCACTGTTTGTGTAGAATTCTTCGCTAATATATTCCCATACATCAGGAAAAGTTGTGATATCGTCATAATTGAATCCATTGCTATGATATGGAAAAGATTTCCACCAATTAACGATTTTCTGAAGTGTAGATTTAGTAAATTTTTTTTGTAGTTTTAATCGTAATTGGCGCCATTCATAAAGCAATATTGCTTTATCTTGCATTTACATCGTCCATCGTTTTATTGTATAACTAATCTCGGTCGTGAAGTTTGCGTCTTGTGTGTAATTTATCTTCATATTAGTGCCATCTATAACTGATGTGAATTCAATATTAGAAAATTCGTCTGCTTCTGCGGTTCCATCGCCATCATCTTGCCAAATTTCTGTATTATCGTCTGTAAGTTTAACTAGTCCTGTTAATGCTGGTGTTATCGCTTCGCCATTAATAACTTTAATTGTGCCAACACGAATAAATGTATCTGTGGCGCCTACTTGCTTTAATGAGTAATCAATAAAGAATGAAGTAGAGTCTGTTTTAGCATATTTTAGAAATGTGCCAGATGTAGTTGTTAATTCTTTCTTAAATAAATCAGAACGTAAACCAGTGGCAGCCGCATGTGATTCTAAGTGCATATTAGCATACACTTGACTGAAACTCTTTTCAGTAAGAACTTCTACATTTTTTCTTGCTCTACCGAATATTTCTACATTAAATCCACCGCTAGTTTCCATATCAGTAAGAAGTACAGATACATCAGAAATATTTTTGATTACTAAATCTTCATCTATTTCTAGTCCTTGTTCTGTTGGACCATTTGAGGAAACAGGTAAGTTTAGATATGTCTGAATAACTGCGTGAGCATTCGCAAACGGGTCAAATACAATTTCATCACTTGAATCCGCAGTACCGACATATAACTGATTTGTGTCAGTAGTGTAGCCTAGTTCACCAGCATCTAAAGTATTTGCTGTTATCTCGTTGCGTAATCCACGTCTTAATAAAATTTTTACATTTGTTGCCATTTCTTAAACTCCCATTATTACATGTATTTATCAAAATACATCTGAACTTTATTAGCCCACAATCTCGCATAACGTTCATAGTCATCACTTTCAACAACAAATTCTTGATAGTTTCCCATATTGTCTGCTTCTTCATCCCAACCAATCATCATTATAACAATTGTTTTGATATCAGTACCATAAATTTCATTATGTGCTTCGGCATATGCCGCGCCTTGTAGGAAATAATCATCAATCCATTCTCGTTTTTTTGGTTTACGAGTTGTCTTAAAATCAATGATTGCTGGTTTACCTTTCCATACACCAACACAATCAGTTGTGCCTGCATACAATTCGGGATAATATAACGGAACTTCTGTTCCCCATACTTCATCTAAATTTGATAAGCCCTGCTCAATGACAATTTCTGCTAACTCTCTTGCCATCTGATGAATAAGATTTGACCCATTCGGTCTATCTTCTTCTAGAATATGTTTTTCTAAATGTAAGTGAACTTGTGTTCCGATACCAACAGCAAGTCGCATAATTCTATCGGCCTCTTCATTTCCGACACGTTTGCGCCATTCGTATAGACCAGTCTTGTCTTTTAATGCGTCAAGTACTGACGTAACACTCGGCAAAGGTTGACCATCTGGCGTTTGATAATGCCTGGTACCTTTGATATTTACTCGTTCTAGGGGATTGTATATGAATTTTTCTTTAAGCATAGCATAAGTATACTATACTTTGACTTAAAAATCAAGTGGTTTATAGATTTTCTTTTACTTCTGCGATTAGTTTTGCTTTAGTATGGCGACGGTCTAATTGAATTCCAAGATTTTCTTCAGCCCACATATCAATTTGCTTTTTAGTCATTGACTCGAAATCTACTTCTGGTAAATCTGTAGGTTCTTCAGTTGTTGAAACTGTCTCACCTACTGCGATTGTTACGATTTCACTTGTTGCTATTACATTTTCTAAATCTCTTGCTTCGTTTTTTGCGACACGACCCATAAATTCACGATGTCTTTTTGCATCTTGTATTTCTTTTCTAATCTCTCTTTTTTCTGGAGAAAGGTCTTCAAGTCCATCTGGATTTTTTTCTAAATCTTCGACAAGTTTTTTCATCTCCTCTTTAGAGATAGTTTTTGTTTCACCTCTAACTATTAATGCCATTATTTCTTCACCTTCTTTTTTGCTGTTTTGACTGCTAATTTGTGTACTGAATCTTTTTCAGTCTTATCATTTTTGTTATGTCTGTGTTCTAACTCTATTGTATCTACTGTAACCTTTGATATATATTTACTATTTGCTAATAAATCAACCATTGATTCAGCATCTACAGTATATCCCATTCCGTTTAACTCACGGACCATCATGTCCATAGTAACTGAAGGAATATCATTTGCCTTTAATGAAATGAGATAGGCATTGATGTCACCCATTAACTGTGCATCATAGTTTGCCTTCTCTTGTAAGAGTAGACTAATCTTCATATTAGGCTCTTTCTTCTCTACCTAATGGATTTGATTCTTCACCTGATGCTGATTCATCACCACCAATGTCTGCTACGATATCATCTTCTAAGTCAGCACCCATATCACCACCAAGTTCAACATCACCCATATCATCAGCCATCTTTTCGCCTGATAATACTAGAGTTGCATCCTGTACTGCATCTTTGGCAGAACGTGCTTGTCCTAGTAAACTGTTAATTGCATCATCAACTGAACCTTTAAACGTTGCCGCTTGGTCTGGACCATGTGAATATGCCATTTCGTCTGCTAGTGGACCGATTTGGTCGTTTTGAATCTTGCCTAACTTTTCGATAACATCTTGCAATTCATCAACAATGCCTCTTGCGGCCATTGTGATTTCTGCTTCTGCGGCATCGACTTCAAGTAGAGCGTTTAATTGCTCATGTAAAGTTTTTTCTAATTCTGTTCTTTCCATTTTATTTCCTCAATTATAATATATTACATTCCGTACAATTCTGTACTTTCATCCCAACTATCATTTATTTCTTCAAGTTTAGACTGCATACTCATTAGTGAACCAACACCCGCTTTATCGCCAGTGTTAAAAAATTTGTGACTATTCTCGCCTCTATATGCTATAGCGTACTCTAGTTCTGATATAAGGGCTTCCAACTTGTCTTTAGCGTGAGATAACTGTGAATCTGATACATAACGATAATGTTCAGGTCCTTTTTCTTCGTCTGCTTCTTGAACCGCGTTAACTGATTCTCCAAGACCCATATCTGCAAGTTGTTCTTTATCGTAATCAAATTCCCATGCTTTTAACCAACCTAAAAGATTCTTTTTTGAACCTCTAACCTTGGCTGTCCAAATACCAAATCCACTGTCAGGTGGACCTTCTTGCCATTCAGGCATTGAAATAAAGACATTAAATTTTCTCATCTCTTTATAGTGTTTCTTTAACAAAGGATTCTTAGATTTGGGTTTATCTAATTCAAGGTCATAATCTACTTCAATAGTGTGAGCCTTTTGAGATGCGTCAATTTCTCTGTTTAATGGGTCTGCTACATTCTGTTGATATTGCATCGCTCTTATTTCATCTTTGTCATATTCACCATCTTGGCGTCTAAGCATTCCATCATCTTCATCTTCTTCAATTGATTCGTTGGCTCTTCTTAATGCGTTTGCTACACTTGGATGGTCTGATAATCCTTTTGCAATCTTTTCAATAACTGCTACTGCGCCATCAAAATCACCGCCTTTGAATCTTGGATCATTTAAAACACCAAATGCCATTTTAATCTGCTTTGCAGAGAACTCAGATGATTCTTCATTCACTATTGAAGTCTCGCCATGTGCTTTTATTAATGAACTGATTGTCTCAATCATAAGCATATTTTCTATATATTTCGCACTCATATAACTATCTTTCAACTCAAGTTGCTCGGCCTCAAGTGATGTCTTTGCTTCTTGTAATGTATCGAAATCACCTTCAACTTCATAGCCAAAGTTTTTCTTCAGATATTCGTTCATTCGTGAAGATATGTTAACTTCAGTCGAATTAAAAAAACTTGATGTGTGTAAATTCATATTAATTATCCCAGTATGCTGTATATTACTTGTATTTATCTTTTTAATACACAAATATAACTTTTTAAAGAATTATATCTTCGTAGAGGCTTGTAATTTTTTGCTTGGCTCTACCAGCATCATTCTTTGATTGGGAAAATCTTGCTTGAGCAATATCCATTCTACCATCATTATTTGCACGTTTGGCAACTTGATATGAATGTTTATGTTGAATTGCTCCTATGTAATGACGTTCAAATAATTCATTTATTCTAATTATATCAGTAATTTCTGGAGAATTAATTGGTTTATCTTCATTAAGATATTTGGCAATACAACAAACTGATTCATATAATTGTATATCTTCAAACAATATACTATTACTCCGTCTATCAATTATATTATATCTATCTTCATCATTCTTCTCCACTGAAAATGCGCCTACGTTGACTCCTTTTTCAGTTTTAGTGGATTCACTAATTGTCGTTTTGACTTTAGCCGCGACATTTGATGTTGCTTTTTCAAATCCTTTAATGATTTTTGACATTGCGTCAATATCTGAACGTTTTACGCCAGGAGTAACATCTACAGGAGATGAACCACCTTGTTCAGTTGTTTCTGTGAGTTTAATTGGTTTTTTGCCTTCCATGACTTTCATCAGATTGGACATTAAATCTATATCTTTTTTGCTTGGTGCAGACATTTGAGACTCCTAGTTGTTAAACAGTTTTATATCCTCGTATAGTAGGAACTAATACACCTTTGTGTGTTAATCCCTCTGCCAGTCTCATTTCTCTACCTGACAGTTGCGATTCATTCACATAATCTCCCTCGGAGAAGTATTTGGTAATCAAATCTTCTTCTTCCTCTGTAATCATTACGTATAACCCACCTAATATTTCTTTTAACTTCATTGTTGCTCTTGTTGTTGTGCTTTTCTTAGTTTATTAAGTAAATTTCTAAACTGTATTCTAGTCATCTCACTTCCTGCTAGAGAATCTAGGTTAGCGGCTTGATATGCCATAGCCTTACGCTGAATTGGTGTCAATGGTTTACCCTGTTCTGCTTTGTCCATTGCATCCGCTGTCTGCGCCGCTGTTGCTCCCCCTAAGTTGTCTCTTCCAAGACGTTGCATTGATTGAATTCTTGCTGTTTTAATTTTGCCCATTTCCGCATTATCCATAGGAGCAGTTGCGCCTACTGGCTCGTCCACTTCTACATCTACATATGCATCCCCGCCTTCTTCATCGGGACCTTGTGAACCCGTGCTATATGCTTCGCTTAATTCTTTCCATTCTTCATATGATAGATAAATGTCTGTATCTGGGTCGTAATAACTGCCTTCTATCGGGTCATAGTATACTACTTTGCCTGATTTTGTCATAATAGGTCCTTCAAGACCATCACGTGGTTCGTATTTTTCTCTGTCTAAACTTGGAAGTGTATGTTGAAGTGTTTTTGCTCTTGCTATGTCTGGAGAAATATGCATCTCTGCACCTTCTTCAACAGATAAGCCCATGATACGCTCAATCGCATCTTTGTCTTTGGTTTTTAGTGATGTCATTACATCAATATAATCAGAAAATGTCAATGTTTTTAGTCTTTTATTAACATCTTCGACTGAAATGTCCACAAATGTAGCAATATCCTGTATTCTATCATCAATACCTTCTTTAAACATTGTTTTTTCTATTTCATTCTTTAATGACATTATATTCTCCGTTATCTTCTATTTAGAGTTTTTAATCTTTTACTGGCTGGATTCATTCTACGAGTCATTTTAGCCTTACGTTTCATTCTTGCACCCATTTTTGCTTTTGTTCTTGCTAATGTGAAACGTTTCTTCATATTAACAGGTTTAAAACATGCACCAGGTGTCGTTACTGTCTTACCCTTAAGTCTGCCAGAACTACATCTATATTTACGAACGATTGACCTTCCTTTTCTAGCATATACCAATTTTGCCTCGTATATTTCTTTGGAAAGTTCTTCAAATAACATTTTAGTTCTCTTATATAAGTTTAAACATCTGTGCAAATAAGGCAATCAACATAGTAGAAAATAAAGTTGATGCTGTCCACATAATCATTTTCTTCAATTCAGTAAAACCTTTATCCATCTCTTTTTCATTCTTGTCAATCTTATTATTAATATCTAGCAATGACTTATTAAAGTGATGGTATCTCTCATAGCATACAGCCACGTGAGTTTCCAAACTCTCCGCTTCTAAGTGTGCTAATCTTGGTTCTTTATCAGCCATAAAATCTCCTCAAATATAATTAATTTCTAATTGTATTTATCTTCCTCAGTATGTTATTTATCTTCAAGCAAAACTAAAAAAGAGGACAATTTGTCCCCTCTTTAATTAATTAAATTTAATTAATCAGTCTTTTTTATATCTATCAGCGAACCTATGAGAGATGTCTCTTTTAGTAGTATACGTTGTTCGACCCAATCTCTTGCCAATGGCTTTACCTGCTTGGTGGGCGGCGATAACTGAGCCAATTTGTACGATTGGTTTATCCCACATAGTTTTCTTATTATCTTTTTTGTCGTCAACCATATAATTACCACGTTTTTGTAATTTTAGAAGTGCTGGTAGAATTTCCGCAAGTCTTGCCTTTCTACGGAACCATTGAACTAATCGTGTTACTACTAATGCTCTCTGATTTTGACTTAAATTATCCCAATCTCCAACTAGTCTACGAACTGATTTTAACATACCGTCTTGAACGTTAAGATTTCTCTGATAACGTAATAAGTATCTTTGTTCAAATGATGTATCACTTCTATTGTTAGAATAATGAAGTAAAAATCTCAAAATATCGGCTTTCTGTAATGAAAGTCTTTCTTTTGCTATCTCATCTTTTTCATCATCACCAATATCATTATCTTTACCCATCAAACGGTTAAGAGCCATATACATATCTGTTCCATTTGTTCTGAAATAATCAAAATTTCTAAAAATCATAGTGCGTGATGCTACATCAGATGCCAATGGGGCAAAGTCATAATCTTTATTAAATATATTCAATACAAGAAAGTGAACAAAAACTAAATCAGCCGCGTCATCTATATTGACATCATTGGCCATCTTTTTAGTTCTGAATAATCTACTTTCAGACAATGTATTTACAAGTTGTAACTTTTCTGAATATTGTTCCATCTATTTTCTTCCCATTTCTTCTAACATTTTCGCATTTTCAAGAGTTTTTTCACTCGCATATGTAGTGAAATATCCTGGTATAAATGCATGTATCTTTAACGCAAATGCCATTTTTAAACACTTTATCATAAACTTATTCACAAAGATAAAATGTTCCCAATAAGTCATATTAACGGCATCAAGATGTTTTTTTGATTCCTTAATAATCATATCTCTCCCCTCTTAATCTAATTGTATTTATCTTATCTATATACTTCCGTTTCGACATCGTTTACTGTTAGGATGTCGTTTGCATCTAAACGAACCGTGACTCATATGTTTCTTTGATGCTGTTGCTTTACGGGTATTCGCATTCCTTTTTATTTCTACAAATGGTATTTGTCTTTTGCCCATCCGTGGTCTCCTATAATTACTTGCACTAATTAAGTGATACTGGTTATCTCTCTTGCCTCATATTTGCTGCCGTGAATCCTGCTCTGTTCACTAGTTTCACGTCTTTATCTATTACGTATCCTTCGCCGCCCTTTTCACCATTTGTGCTGGCTTCTATATCTGCTGGTTGAGAATCTAACGCTTTTATAATCGTATTCTTTGTGGTCATAACACCTTTAATAAATGTAAAGAGTGCCTCGAAACCATCGCTGTTTTGTTCAACCCACTGAACAACTCGTTCTTTCTTGGGTCCACTCAATTTTGATGTATCAACCCAAACATTAAAACTTGGTCCTAGATTGTCTAGGTTGCCTGCTTTTACACTATTATTAATATAAGTGTAAAGAATATTGCCAAAGTCTGCCATCTTCAATTCGGGTGGTACTGCTAATAACGTATCAATTGATTTAGCATTGGTTGTTAGGTAATTTTCTAATCTATCTACTTCAGGAATATCAACCCCAGGAGACTGAGTAACAAATACTGGTGGCATAATCCATGTTTTGCCTGCTCTAAGTTGTCCCATGTCTACGTTGCTTTTATTTCCTTCTAAGTCAATAGATTGATGTACTACAATACCGACATCATAATTTATTATTTTTTGACCTATATCACTCTTAGCATCTACTGAATATGTAGTTACGTTTGGCTTGAATATAAGTCTACCATCTTTTGATTGTGGAGTTGAGAACCATAACAAGTCGCCGTGTAAGTATCCTCTGAAGTCTTCAGGTATAACACTTTCTACTGTGTTCCATATGTTCTTCATCTTTGATGCGAACTCTCTACGACTATCTTCAATTTCGCCTTTGGCTCTACCTAAAAACATCTTCTCTAAGTCATCACCGCTTGTAACTTTGCCATTATATCCTTTTGCAGTGAATCCACTTTTATCTGTAAGTACAAACTCTCCGTTTTCATTTCTACCAAAGATAACGGCTGGTGAGCCATCCCATTTGATACTGATTGATTTTGGAGAAGTTTCTACTTGATGTAGTTTAGCAATTGCTTTTTGGCCACCGACTGAACCATCCCATATAACCAAGTCTTCTAAATGTTGAATTCTTGCCCCATTATTTTCTTTAAGAGCGGCGTCAAGAAGGTCTTTCATTCTCTTATGAAAACCAACTTGTATATTACGAGGTTTTCTCGGACCGCGAAATCTTCGTTGTCTGCCTTTGCCTAAAATAATTTCTTTAATCTTCATATCATTTCTTTCCGTATGGAGACTCGCCTGTTAATTTAGGACGAGCAAACCAAAGTCTAAACCAATCATCCGTTCCTGGTTCTATCTTATGCTTCTTCTGATACTTAGATTTTTCAGTTCCTATATAAGAAATATTTTCTTGATGAGTATCTTCCATTTGATATGGTTTATAGATGCCTGCAAGTACTTTTAATTCTTTTAACTGTTGCTCAAGTGTCATTTTTCCGTTTCGCATGAGTTATTCCACGTTTGAATTTTCTCATGTCGCCCGTACGTATGCTATTAACTAATCGCTTGGACAAATCCACCGCAACAGATTCATCAAATTCACGATGTATGAATTCAATTAAATTTATTGCGCCAGAAATTATATGTTCGCCTTTTTGTTCGACAAATCTTTCTGGCTCATTTTTAGAAATCGCCATTGAATTTAATTCTTCAAATAGACTTCTGCGAGGTTTTTTAGTCATAAAATCATTCTCCAGGAGACAATTTCTCCGTTATCAGTATTTATCAATTATCATCAAATGGATTGGACTTTTTTGACTTTACCATAGCCCGAAGGTTGATGGCTGACTCTGATTTCTCTGGTGGAATAGCAGATGATGTATCATTAGAGCCTGTAATGGTACTTTTTCTTTTTAACGTGTCCATTACCTTTGAAGTTTGTGAATCTTGTGTTCCGACTGCTAAATCATCATCATCTAAATCTGAATCGCTAATTCTTAGACTATCTCTATCAAATACGAGATTTATTTTAGAACCAACGCCACTTGAACTTCGTGTTTTTAATAATTGGAGTTGATATTGACCTCGTTCTCTCATTGCATTACTTGTAAAGATACCAATAACATTGTCAGCAGTTTGAATTTTAGAAATACCACCAGCAATATGAGAGTGGTCAAACTCAATTTCTTCTACTGCTGAACGATTTAATTGAGATGCTGTAACAAATATTGTCTGTGTTTCCATAGAAAAGTTACGCATTTCTTCTGTAACATACTTATCTTTAATAAACAAGTCACTCGGAGAAACCTTTTT